GACATTGAAGGGAGAACTTGTACACCTACTGCATCCTGACTGAATGCATTCTTGTAAGCGTTAGCTACGTCCTTGATCTTGTCTGCACATGCAGAGCATACAGTCACAAGTAACGTGGGCTCATGCTCACCCTTCCACACACCTTGGACGTGTTGTATTGTGTAACCCTCGAAGGCTACATCTAACACACCCTCAATGAATGCCTGAAGGTTGAGATCATTAACGTAACCACCGTTAGGTATGTTACGACCAAAGAATAACTGGTAAGTTTGCATAACAATTGCAAGTGAACAATCGTAGCATGTAAGCTACAGAAACCCATCATCAATGTGATGGGAGAGTGTAACTAACGAGCTAACGAATCAGGCAAACACTTTACCATCAGCCGTATAGAAGCTGATGTCACGTTGTTTGGTACGACCAACACTCAGCAGGTTCTTGTTAACCCAGAACCCGAGAGACATGCTAGGTTGTGCAAGTAGGTTAGCGATAGCACGACGGCTAACGTTGGTGTACTCGTAAGCATACCCATTCTTGAATTCGACACAAGCAGTGCCACGAATAGGATCAACAAGCAGACAACGAATGGCAGAAGAAGTGCGATTGGTAACGTTGAACATGGTTAAACAAACAGTGGATAGGTGCGTCCCTGAGTATCGCTTCCACCTCAGCATCAGACGCATGAAGCCATGAGCAAACTTGTATACCGCCTGTGGCTCGGCGGTGTGGTGCTCACCCTTCTCGGCGTGGCACAGCTGGCACATTGAGTGTACCCTAACCCAACCCCTGGAATCCCACTCGGCAGGTGGCTGGCGGCAGTGACCCGTGGTCCTACTCAGCTATCAATCTTCGATTGTCCAGGTGCTTTGCCATCCTAGAGCCAGGCTGGCTGATCTGAGGGAGAGAGTGGTCGGCTTGTCAGGTGGCACAGTGCCAAGACTGCTTGCCGTATTCAGTTGTCGGTGTCTCTCATCTCTTCTGGTTGAAGTTTCGAGACTCTCCTCACCCTTAACAGGGAGAGTCGAGATACTCTCAACATCAAAGAAGAGTATGGGTAGAGCCTAGCAGCTTAGAGCAGTGGACAGTGGCAGCAAGTGGCACATAGTACAGCCTGATCCCTGTTGTTGCAGCGGTTATCAGTGCTGCTTATGGTACAGTGTATCGCTGTAATCCATTGGTATCACTGGGTTCTCAATAAGCAATACTATTGAGAGTTTCTACAGATGTGTGAGATGTGGTTATGCGTGTTGCCGCATAGTTGCTGCTGCCTCGTGCCTGCGTGCGTAGCCGTGTCCAGCGTACCTGTGCCTGATGCAGATGCTCTGGACATGGACATACATGTGCGTGCGTGAACATAAACGCGCGTGGGCGGGCGTGCGCACGTGTGCAACCGGGGGTACCCCTATGGGGGGTTGCGTCCCTGCTCCAGCGTAGTATTAGGCTTCACAAATTTTAGTCAAAAAGTAAAGACCCCTCTATATGACTCTAGAGAGGCTTTATTTCTCATCGTAGGTGTCGATATACCAAGGAGCCGTTAAACGCATCTCAGGGAAGCTTGTAGACGTGTCTGACGGCTTTTCCGTGTACAACGGAGACACCATATCAGGTAAATCTGTCTCATGAAGCGTTTCATATTCTTTAATCGCTTCACTTACTTCATTATCCACACGTGTGGAAAGTAATTTCTCTTCAATCCACACCAAAAGACCAAGAAGTAGGTGATCTACCCACGGTATCTTGGTCTTCCATGCTTTATACAACGCTTTAAACTCGTTTAATCTAAGTTCTTGTTCCACATTGCTTCACAAACATTAGGTAGGAACTGATATAGGATATCTTGAATCTGTGCTGCAATAATTGCATGTTCTTTTTGCGTACCATTACTTGTCCTAAGGTCACAGTAATGCAACCAAGACCTAATAGTACCATTCATGTACAGTTTAGTTGGTGCTGCCATAGGTAACACTTCTCTTGCACACTCTTTAGCTACCCCAGCTTCCACTAATTCTTTATAAAGACCGTAACAATCAGAGTAAAGACTACCAATACGGAACTGAAAGTTCTTCTTTACTACTTCATCTAGATCATCAATACTATTCTGTCTATTTCTTTGATCTTGCCTACGTAGCTCGGGAATACCTGCTTGTTTCTCTACCTTAGCATACCGTTGGCTAAACTCTTGAAAGCTAAAGCTACGATGCCTAAGGATCTGTGCTGCTATACTACGAGTTGTCTCAATACTTACACACATGTTCACCATTTCAAACGGTGACCAATGGTTATGGTTAATGAGGTATTTAATCAACTTAGCACTGGTCTCAGTGTTATGTTGATTAGCTGGGTTAGAAACCCTAGCCATGTAACTAATTAGATCTTCAGCATCAGGAGTGATGTGTACGAGTTGGGCGGTATGCATACAGTAGTATAAGTAGTGACGGGATTCAAAAGGATGGAGAGAATCAGTACTCACTGGATTCATGTACTAGTTAAATTACTAGTTAAAGAAAGTAGAGTAGATGAATGAACTAAGAGGGAGATCTTTGTCTTTGGAGCTTTGGCTCCCTCCCTGTTCATTAAAGAAAGAAGGGAAGAGTTGTCTTGTTAAAGACAAGTTCTTCCCTCCCAGGAGTCGGGTCCACCCTTCCCTTCTCCTGTATACAACGGTTATCGGTCTTAAACCCAGGTGGGGACTGACTTTTTACCATCTAACATTCTAGCTTGTTTTCTTTGGTCTAAATTAAAGCCAAAAGCCATATGATTAGCTGCTGCTTGAGGGTCATCTAACCAAGCTTCCATTAAATCATTCCAGTCTTCTTGTCTACGTTGTTTAATAGTTTCATGAGCACTAATAGCTAGTGCATCAGTGAAGTATTTAACACCTTGAGCTAGGGAGTCTAATCTGTCGTCATGTTTTACGGCACCTTTCTCACGACACATCCTCGACATCTGATAGAACAACATATACAGGAGTCTAGTTTCGGGTGCGGCTTCCTTATTCGAGTTGAAGTCCCATTCCACCACAGACCTATTAACAATAAGCTTATGTTGATTAAGGATAGGCTCAAGGGTATCAATAATACGGTCTTCTTTTCTGACATTAGCACGCACCTCTTCAATGTCTATAGCTTGTTTAGTTTGTTGGAGGTGTTTACGGAAAAGTTCTGCTACGATACCATCACCGAAGTTAGTTTCAATAAGTAGTTTAGTAACACCGTATTTTTTACAACCTCTAAGTATGTCTAGGAGAGTGTTGTCGCTGTAACCATCTTGATAAGCACGTATTTCGTGAAGGTAAATAAAACCGTTACGTTGACTAAGGAAAGAAGCAGCTGTTTCGTCGGTACCTCTACCAGATGGGTCTACTGAGCAGATCGTTTCTGTGTACGGTAACCAATCACCTTGCATAATTTGTGGTGAGTAGAAGTAATCACCAGGTAGACCAACAGTAGGTAGATCTTTAATAACATTAGATGGATCTGAACACCAGACTACAGCATCAGGACATTCCTTAGGGTTAACTGCTGTAACGATAAGGTCTGCCATTTTAAGTGGGAACTTCTCAGCATCACTAAGACTGGTGTCTAGCATGAACTGTAGCATGAAGTTACTACGACCCATTGATGCTTCACGTTCGATTAGATCATCATTAGAGAAGCGATCAGGATCTGTTACTTCCCACGGTTCAGCACCAGCATCAATGTCTTCTTGGATTTGAGGAGCAAGTAGACCTTCGTAGTTAGATAGTTTACGAGGGTAACGTGCTGGCCAGACAAAAGGGCGATAGTTGCGTTCTGCTAAACGTCTATAAATAGTAAATGTTGTCTGCGGGGTACCAAGATAAAGAATACGGCTATCATCTTTTGGTGTGAGAATAGATTCAGCTTCTGTACAAAGTTGTAAAAGCTTTTCCCGCATCATTTCTGTCATACTATTGTTAGGCACTTCGACATCATCAGCCAGAATAATATCAGCACGACTACCAGTTAGCTGACCTCCAATTCCAACTGATTTAACTGAAGGTGCTTGGTGAGGAGAACAGTTGACATCAAAACTAATACGAGACCAACGAGCACTATCACTTTTTGGTTGAAGATGTGTTAACCATGGGGTTTCTACAATAAGTTTTTGAAGCCAGATTGATTGATTGTCTGCGCGTTCTTTCGAAGCCGACAAAATAAGAATTTTCTTTTCTGGATTATTGAATAATGTCCAGAGTACAAATGCACCTGCTAACCAGCTTTTTCCGCAACCTCGAAATGCTTGAATTTGAAGACGTTTAGGACCGTATTGTAGATAATCGCAAATAGCTAACTGTGCTCGTGTAGGGTGAGGTAAGTCTAATTGCGACCAAATAGCTGTGACAAAGTATTTAAGATCACTTTTTAAAAGATCTAAGGTACTTAATTGCTCTTTGGAGCGTTTCAATGTCGTCATTTAATTTTCCTATAGATGTATTACAATCACGGCAAAGAAGACCACGGATAGTACCAGTAGTGTGGCAATGATCTACTGCAAATGCATAGCCAGACTTACATTCAGTGGTTAAACAAATAGCACATTTACCCTCTTGTGTTTCAAGCATTTGATTGTATTGCTCAGAATTAATACCAAATGTTCTGCGAAGGTGACGGTCTCGTTCCTTTTCTTGTTCTAAACGGTACCACTCTGGATCTAACCTTTTTTCACTGTAACGGTCCCTAGCCTTTTTGTTTGAGCACGCCTTACAATAAAAACTGCGGCCATCGCTTCTCTGTTTATTTTTACCAAAATCCGTAACTGGTTTCTCTGTGCCACAGGAAGGGCATTGTTTTAGCTCCATGTTGTCCGTAATCGAAAAGGTAAGGTAAAGCCCGCTGCAGACGATCCTGAGCGGGCTGGTGAGGGATTAATTAAAATACGGGATCTTACCAAGCCTAACTTGACCACCAATGAACTTTAATTCGTTAGTAAGTGACTTAAGTAATTGATCACCGTCAATTAAAGGTTTACTTTGTTCTTCTAAAGATTCTTGACGACGTTGCCTTATTTCAGCAGCTTGTTGTGGGGGTAATGTTTGTGCATATTGTTCAAACTTTTGTTCTTGAACTTTTACATCTTGACTACCACCAACAGTAGCTGCTAAAGACACAGGGCCAGCTACTGACATAGCGGGAGCTGCAAATTGAGCAACACGCTGTATAGCTTGTGGTACAAATTTCATTGCACCACCTTGAGCTAAAAATTTAGCACCCTGTTCAATGGCAGCACCAGATAAAATATCTTTACCTAGTTCTATAGCTGCAGCTTGTACATCACCCGATTCAACAGCAGCTTGTACATCGGGACTAGTTAATGAGTAACCAGCACCCAATAAACTTCCCCCAATATTCTTTTTAATAAGATTAGTAGCGTGAGTAACAGCGGCACCTAAAGGGTCTATTGACATAAAACCTTTAGTAGTACCAAGCATCAATTCTTCAACATCTGCACGAGGAAAAGGTACACGACCCCTTGCTTGTCCAGGAACTTCAGGCTGTTGTAATTTAATACCTACAGCTTCTTTAAAAGAACGGTCTCCTAGTTGACCCCAAATCTGTTTGTTTTTTCTAATCCAAGATTGAATTTCTTTAACAGGTTTATCACGTAATTTAGGGTATTCAGAGTATAAAGCATCAACTTTATGAACCATTGCGTCAATTACTAACTGTTTTCTGGTTCTACCACGATCAACAATGTAATCAACTAACTGGTCTGCAGTCAAAGACCGAAGTTTTTCTGGTGAATCTTCAGGAATCATATTATACAAGTCATGTACCCATTTATGAGCCATGCCTGTTTTTTCAACACCTTTAATTGTTTTACGTTGACTAAGAGGTACAATGTTTTCTGGAACATTACCTAAATCAACACCCTTTTTCCTAACTTCTTCAATAATGTAATTACGAATTTCGCTATAATCTTCTGTACCAGAAGCGCCTGATGTAAATCCAGCGTTGTAGAGTAATTGATCAATATACGCTAAATCTACAACATGGTGACCTTCAGCATCAAAAAGACTAGCTGCTCTGTTGTAAACTTTTCGGTATTCAGCGCTACCTGGATGTCCAAACAACAATTCCTCACCACCAGGCGTCTGCTCTAGCATATTAAATTTTCTACCAGAGGGTTTGTAGCCTTCGGGTTTCGGTCTAAGTTGTTTACGAGGAGCCATAACTACTGTATATGTTGTAAAATAAGTCCTTCCCTATGGGTAATCCCAAAGGTTTCTCTCATCCATGATAACCAATTTCTACTTCCTTTAGCCTGATTACACTCCCAACATGAGGGAACAAGGTTTGATGTAAGGTCTTCACCACCAAAGCAGCGAGGACGTACGTGATCAAGTGTAAGTTCATGTAATTCATAATGTTTTCCACAGTAGACACATTGACAATTAAAATGTTCCTTAATGGCGCGTCTCCAAAGACGCTTTGCTTCGGGACTTGTCATCGTTATTAGGTTGTGGAGATAGTGATCAGGGGACGGAAGTAGCGGTGTCATTTCCGAGATCGGTTTCTAGCTCGATTTTTTGAGGCTTTTTCAAGGAATGTTGAACCATCTTTCTTGTGTGATACATCTTTACCGTCACCATTACCATAGGTGCCACGTTTTCTGTTTTCACGATTAAGTTCAACACGTTTTTGGATTTGCATTGATTGACGATTGTAAGCGGCTTGTTGTTTAAGACGCTTCTTTCGTGCTTCTGGGTTGTCTTTGTAGTATTTAGAGGTACGACTTGCCATAAAGCCTCTTCTGTACAAGTTCAGGGTCTACTTTAGGTAGTACATTGGCTAATTTATCAAGAGGGTTACCATCATAAGCAACGCCACTAATATCATTTTTAGCTAACCAATCACAAGCCGCTTTAAGTTCTTGAGCAGTAGCTTCACCGCTCTTGATTCGCTTGAGGAATTCAGTAGTAACGAGGTTATGTAACTCGTTAAACATGTCCTCAGTCGCCTTATTCTTAGCCATGTCTAAGAGCTATTTGATCTAGTTTGTTTTCAATGCGGATCATGTGATCCTCCATCTTTTGAAGAGCAGCAGATAGCTCTTGCTTCTGTACGTAGTTTTCAGCTACACGGAGTTCTACTTTATCTACACGACTATCAACATCGCTAATCTTGCTATGAAGACGGTTATGTACAGAGATGATGGCAGTAAGGAGAGCAATACCTGCTGCTGCAGCTGCTTCAATCATGTTGCTCCATCAATCGAATCAACTTCTGTGCATAGACAGGATCAGTTGCATAACCTTCTTTCTTCAGGAGGTATGCACAATCTTCACGAGAGGTGGCTCGATTAACGCCTTTGTAGCCTTTGTAGTCCTTATACCACTGAGTAACAAGGTGCTCTACACAGTCGTACGGAGTAGCGAAATCTTTGAAGGAAGCTTTGATGGTAACAGGACCATAACCATAATCTTCCCAGGTAGTCTTTACAGTACCACTACCTTTAATACCAAAGTAGTTATTCTTACCGCTTAATGCAGTACCAAATGCACTCTCTAGAGCCCATTGTGCAGCTACTACTTCTGGGAACTTAGCACCTGCAGCACGTGCAGCAGCTTCAATACCTTCCCAGGTATTATCAAATTGTTGAGGAGCTACCGGAGTAGGTGTACGCCAGATCTTTACCCACTCTGCATCACCAGACAAGCCATAAGACCCTAGAAGACGTTCTAGAGCCTCAATGGCTTGCTTTTGATGAGGTAACCCCTTGTAGTTTTTAATAACGTCAAGGAGTTTGATGCTCATTTGAAAGTATCCTTAATGCTTTGGATTTTGTCATCCTCAGTGCGGTGAGGCTTGATTGCCTCTACACCACGCAGCAGGACTTGAACAATGCTGTTTTCACGCAGCTTAGAAGCACCGATGATCTCGGAGCCAATAAAAAGAGCGAAGAATGCAAGTGCCTCATAGGACACTTTAATACCAAGGATAGTAATCATGATGCAAAGACTCGGTAAGGTGTATTAGGTTCAGGGTTAATAACGTATGCTGCAAATTCTTGAGGAATAGTAAGTGCAGCAAAGTTAACGTGCCAACCATCAACAAGTGTAGGAGGAGTAATCTCTTCACCAGTCTCTTGGTTGTAAACACCATCGTCGTTATAGATCACACCAATTACATCACATGCGTAATCATGGGTGTAAAATGCTGACCACTGTTCCTGAATCTCAGGTTCCTCTTCAGTTCCAACATTAACTAGGTTAAGAAGACCAAAAGCTTCTGCAGCTTGTTTCCAAGTGTCTTCATCAGTAAAGCGGAGATAATAAGTATTCATCATTGTGCAACTCCATTAAGAGTAATAGTCCAGCCACGGGACTTAAGATTAGTGACAGCAGTAGAGATGTTAGGTGTACCGGAACCAGCGTTATAATCAATGGTGATGTCTACACCAGAGGCAGGAGCGGATTGACCGGAGGTGTCGATACTGTTAAGGATGTTTTCGACGGATGTGGCGGTGAGTGAAGAGCAACCTAACCAAGTGTTGACAAAGCAATCATTGGCAGGAGTACCAGTCCAAGAATCGAAGAAGTTGGAGGGGAAACTAGTGAGACTGGAGCAGTTTTGCCAAGCTTGGTTGAAGGTTGTTCCACTAGACGTATCAATCAACGGGAAGCTAGTAAGGCTGGAGCAGTTGTACCAGGCTAAAGTGAAGTTTGTTCCACTAGAAGTATCAAGCAACGGGAAACTAGTGAGACTGAAGCAGGAGCGCCAGGCGGAATTAAAGTTAGTCCCACTAGACGTATCAATTAATGGGAAGCTAGTGAGGCTGGAGCACAAGTACCAAGCATAGGCAAAGTTAGTCCCACTAGAAGTGTCAATCAATGGGAAGCTAGTGAGGCTGGAGCAACCACGCCAAGTAGTATTAAAGTTAGTCCCACTAGACGTATCAATTAACGGGAAGCTAGTAAGGCTGTTGCAGTTGTACCATGCACTGCTAAAGCTAGTCCCACTAGACGTGTCAATTAATGGGAAGCTAGTAAGGCTGTTGCAGTTGTACCAGGCGTTTTGGAAGTTAGTCCCACTAGAAGTATTAATTAACGGGAAGCTTGTAAGGCTGGAGCAGGTTGTCCAAGCACTACTAAAGTTTGTCCCACTAGAAGTATCAATTAATGGGAAGCTTGTGAGGCTGGAGCAGGTTGTCCAAGTACCATTAAAGTTAGTTCCACTTGAAGTATCAATCAACGGGAAGCTTGTGAGACTGTTGCAGCCGTACCAAGCATTGACAAAGTTAGTCCCACTAGACGTATCAATTAACGGGAAGCTAGTAAGGCTGGAGCAGTTGCGCCAAGCAGATTGAAAGCTAATCCCACTAGAAGTATCAATTAATGGGAAGCTAGTAAGGCTGGTGCAGTTAAGCCAGGCGCTGGTAAAATCAATCCCACTAGAAGTATCAATTAACGGGAAGCTTGTAAGGCTAGAGCATTCTTGCCAAGCATTGAGAAAGTTAATTATACTAGACGTATCAACTGTTGCATCAAACGCTTTAAGAGAGCTGCATCCATAAAAAGCGTTAGTAGCATTTAGTTTCATACTTTCTGGAGCTGGACCAACCGCCACTACCTTTGTATCGTGACTTGCATTGTTACTGATGGATGGGCGGAAATAAGTCCCACTATCCAACCTAAACCCAATCTCGTGATACGTCTTACCATCAGTAAATGTATGATCACTAGTCGTCAAAGTCTCAACCGTTCCATCACCCCAGTCAACCGTTACCTGTCCATCAGTGGTAAAGTTAGGAAGACCGAAACTACCACCAGTTACACGCCATCTCCAAAACTCATCAGTTTGTCCAGCAAGACTACGGATAATTGGTTGAGTTAGTTCATCGGGGAATACTGTTGTACGTTTAGCGTACGGTCCAACAATATTTAGTGTGTTAGAACCACCAGCCACACCAAACGGTTGGTTAATGATGGTGTAATCATAAATGTCGTAATAACCAGTGTTTGGTACAGTTACAATGTCCGCCGTCCGTTGCACTTGAGAACTGGTGGAGATATCAGCAGCACGAGTTACCGTTGATCCACTGGTGGGGATGTAGGAGGTGGGGTAGGGGGATTCTTCTAGTTGGGCGCCCCAGACAAGTAGGTTTGCTCCTATGGTGTTGCTATAGTCACCGTCCCCAGCTCCACCCACATAAAAACGTTTCACTTGAGTTGTGGCGAGTGTGGAGGTTAAAGAGCAACGGTACCAACCGTTGGCGATCTTAATTACTGAAGCCGTGCCATCATTTGTTGTGCCAACTGTACCCGCAAGAAGATCAAACCAAGCCGTAGCTCCATTTAGATAAACAATTAACTGAGAAGATGTCCCAGCCTTGGCGTACACGCTAAGAGTGGCATTGCCACTTGTTGAAATTGTTTGCGAAATAGATGCTGTGCTTGTAGTTGTTGACTCAAATAAACTAGCACTATTGGTTCCATCAGGCGAAACGCCAGATCCAGCGGTGATGGTAGCTCTAATTGTACTCCAGCCAGTGGAAAAATCTTCACTATAAGACATTAAATTCGTCCCTGCCGCCTCCAACAACAACCCCGCCGGTTGCATCACGCCATTCTCATCAGGGAAATAAGCATTATCACGTGCTACATCAATAGCAGCAGTCTGGATAATACCGTTAGCGTCGTAGTACGTGGCAGTAGAGGCGCGACTGGTGAAGATTGCAGGGGTTGGGATGTAGGAGGTTGGGAAGGTTCCGGCTTCTAGTTGGGCTCCCCAGATGTAAATGCCAGAGGTTCCATCTCCTTGATAAGTTGAGTTGAAGGAGGCGTCTGTCAAAAATACCTTAATATCAATAAAATTACCAGGAGCAGTGTTTGTAAGACTTATTGAAGCTCTATACCAGCCATTACCGTAAGAAACAAGAGACGTAGTAGCCGTTCCACCAAGTGCTGTATAAGTACCATTGCTTAGATCAATGTTCATATAGCTAGGCGGCGTATAGGCATAGTCAATCCAAAATTGAGCAGTAGATCTACCGTTTGCTTTTAAATAAACGCTTGCCGTATATGTAGCGTCATGCGTTATCCCGGTGATTCTCCTAGTAACAGCATGGCTTGATGAAGCAGAGTCCTCCGTCAAAGAAGCTCCATTGAACTCGTTTTCAGGAGACAATGCGGAGTAATCAATAGCAGTGGCGTTAACAGCAGTCCACCCTACGCTTAGTTCTTCACTACGTGGTATCAGATTCGTCCTCGCCTCCTCCACCAACAATCCAAGACTCTCATTCGTCACTGGATCATGGTCAAATCGTGCCACACCACTTGCAGCACTTTGGATGACACCATTCTCATCTACATACGTACCAGATGATGCACGAGTAAAGGTGATGCGTGGATCTAATGTTTTATCCTTGGCAAACTTCAGGTCAAGTGTAGGTCGTGAGTCAGGGTAAAGATGTTTGATAGTCATAATTTATACTCCAATTACAGTCCAGTTTGTACCGTTGTACCAGACAAGTGCATTAGCCGCTCCACCGCCAGTAACAGTAGAACCAACACTTGGACTATTGGCATCAGTTACTCGGAATACACGTCCAACAGGACCAGTAGGTAAGGCAGATACAGTAGTTCCAGTTTCAAGGTAAAGGCTATCAATAGAGACAAGATCTTTGTTTTGATAAGCAACTTCACCAAGCATGTAGTTCAAAGGAATCTCATTGAGATCCTCACCTACATCATGTTGAGTAACAATAGGAACTTGACTAAGATTATACTCAGTAACTTTAATCAGACCACTACCGTTAGCATCTAGATCAATATCTCCATCAGTGGTAGATGTATTGATCGCATAGGTTTGAACGTCAAAGTTAGTAACAAGTTGAGAATTTGTCAACTTGATTTGGCCACTACCGTTAGGAGTAATGACAACATCACCATTGCTTAGTGTTGTCGTAATCTTCTTATCCAGTACATCCAAGTCACCACCAAGTTGTGGACTCAGATCTGATACAAGATTAGTGGAATACGACTGGGGATCAATAGTAACAAAGCCAGTCTTCTGATCAACTTCAAACGTATCACCAACCTTAAACTTACCGTTCTGGTCAGTACTAGACTGCCAAACACGACCCTCATTCAGGTTAACTGTCTGCTTAAGTTCATCAGCAACACCACCATTCTCAGGTAGTGCTGTGTAGTCAGTACCACTACCAGCATACTCAAACGTATGACCAGAGGTACTAACAAGAGACCTAAGGAAGAAACTTACAGCAGCACCGTTAGCATGACTATTATCAAGACCAAGGTTCTCAGCACGGTTAGCTGGATTGGGGTTACTAATAGTTACGTTCCAACCAAGACCATTAGCACTAGAAGACAGGATCGGATAGATATCACTACCGATCTGTACCATCATATTGTCTAGTGGACGTGTAGCAGAACCAAACCAATTATCAACCGGCTGGTTAATAGCAAAGGTAATGTCACCTGCACTTGCTGCACCATTAGCTGTTGCAGTAAAGATAGCAGTAGTACTCTTACCATCAGCAATCAAACCATAACGACCAAAGTCAGTTGTGCTGTTGGTAAGGTTAACTTGACCACCACTCAATGCTTTGGTGTGGTAATGACAGAACGTACCAAAGAAGCTAACAAGCTGTGCATAGCCATTATTAGCTACCAGACAACCAGGACCATCAAGGCAGATCTGAGTAAAGCTATCAACAACAAAGCTACGGAGTGGGCTAGATGAATCAGGCAACGAACCATCAACGAAAATACCACCACCAGTAGGACCAGAAGTTAGGTCACCACCAGTACCAGCAAAGTTATTAGGATCGAAGCTGTTGTTATTGATACCAGAGTCTGCAAAGTTAGTACAGTTCTGGATATACGGACTCTTCTTAACGATACAACCGGGATAGAACCCAGCCACCCAACCTTGGTTAGCAGGTAGACCATATACCGGATCATCATCTACTGGGTGATCACCACGTGTACCAGTTGCTTTCAAACCAGCAAAGGTAAATCCAGTGATGTACGTACCGCTATTACAGCGGAACATTGTCTGAGTCTCAGTAGCAGCAGTGGGGTGAATGAAGCAGCTACGGATAGACTGACCAACAATAGACAGGTTACTTACAGTAATATCAATCGGCAGTACTTCCTGATAAACACCAGGAACCACATAGACAATATCACCAGCATTAGCAGAGGCTACAGCGTTCTTGATAGTCTTCTTTGGGTTGATGATACGGTGACCATCAAAGCTATCATTACCGTTAACAGAGTCAACGTAGATAACAGTAGGCTGTGTAAGGAATGTACCACCAGAAGCAACACCAATCCAGTTGCTACCATTCCAAATAGACAGAGTGTTATCAGGAACCTGTTGCAGCCAAGTCTTACCTACTTCCCAATCACTACCAACAGGAGTAGAGTCAGATACAATAGTATCAAACCGCTTAGATGAAGCAGCACCAGTAAAGAGGTTGCTATCAGATGGAGCAGGACTACCAGCATCCTGTTCAGACTCAGTGATGATATCTACACCTTTGATCTTGTCAAAGTCAATAGAGTCATCAGCAAGACCAAGAGTAATAGTACCGTCACCATCATCAATTACGGTGATACCATCAGCTCCTGCAATATCACTGGTGATAGCAGTGTCGATCTTGGCATCAATGCGTTGATCAATAGATTGGGTAGTAGCAATATAATCATTACTACCAACCCAAGCCTCACCACTTTGTAGCGTCTCATCAGTTACGTTCCACGTTGTAGTGTCTACGTAGTTCTTGGTAGCAGCATCCTGTGCATTAGTAGGATCTTCTACATTGATGATGGGGTTACCATCCATATCAATGCGATCTTTGAAGACAGCGTTGTAAAGAGGAGCCTTCTGATCACGCCATTCTTGTACAGAGAAGCGAGATTGATCGAAGTTAGTATTTAGATCTACAGCTCGAATTGCTGAACTTGAGTAAAAAACAGCACGAGCTTCGTCAATATCTGTTTGACGTGTGATTAGAATACGAAGACCATCAGCAGGTGCTGTATTAAAAGTAACACCTGTATTATCAACTGTATAAGTACTAGAAGAGACAACTGTCCTATCTACTTCTACAATGATTTCTGAAGTATCAATATATTCAAACCCTACAGGGAACGGGAAAAAGGTTTGTGCTCCAGTTCCAGTGTATTCAAATTGAGTAATAGCCATCACTTAATAGAGTAGGTAAATGCGGTGGAGCATTAGTAGGACATTGTTTGTTCGAAATCTTTGAGGAATTGTTCGGCACCTTCAGTATCACCGACGCTTAAAAAGTTTTCAAGTGTTTGATTCTGGAATTGTTTTTGTTCAATTCTATCTCTAGTAGAGACGAATGCCTCAGCATAACGAGTAGATGAGCGTAAAGCGGAATCAAGCATCATATGAATACCTTTAAAGCTTTCTACATCAACCGGAAGGTTAGCTTCACGAGCACGCTTAAACTCTTTACGGAATTCTTTGCCTTCTTGAGTTTGCATAACTTGTTGAATTGCTTCTTTAAACAAACCTTGTTGACCCATCAGATTCATTACTTCTGAACGCTCCTCGTTGCTATATTCAACGCCACGTCCATTTGTACGGAGTGTAGGGCGAGCATCATACTCAATGTCAATCAAGAATTGTTTTTCAGGAGAGATGGAACCACTTACCTTCCAAGGAAGATAGTTGTTCCATACCCGTGCAAAGAAATTAGCCGGTACACCAACTTTACCGCCATCAATCCAATCATAAGAATCAGGGAGATTCTGTTTAAGAATAGGATTCCGATTAGCGACAAGATCAAGGAAGTTATTTTCAAGTTCTTTCTTAGCAGGCATCATGAGGCGCCCAAATTCAGACAGCAAACTAGCTCCAGGCATTGTTGCACTAGACATAAATGAAGATGTCCAGCGATTAATAGCGCCTACATCACCGCGAACAATATCATTAAGTGGCTCTAAAGCAGCCAACATAGATTTATCTGTAATTGTAGCACTAAGGACAAAACCAGCAGCACGTAAACTTTCAGCAAGTTCAGCTGAATTAAGGCTATCAAAGTTATCCATGATGTTAACTGTTAGTGCAAGCCAATCACTTACACCTGGAATACCATCATAGCTGACCCATTCACCACCAGGTAGACGTATAGAACGCTTTTGCCAATCAGCATCACGGCGAAGACGTTGCTTTTCCTTGTCGTAAAGACCATCACCAGTGATGTTGTCGCTCATAAACAAACCAACAGCACCCATCACACTCACTGCACCTAAAGCCTTACGACCTTTTAATTCAGCTCTTACTGTATTGTAGACACTTTCAATGTTATCCATTGAATAGTCAATACCACGTGAAGATAGAAGCTGCTCTACTTCAATCCCACTCATTTCATGGAACTTACGATCAAAAGCATTCAGTTGATCCAAGAAAACACCAAGGGGTTGATGAGTACCGAAGTACTTAGCCATGTTAAGTGGTGTTTTAGTGAACAACAAAAACGGTTTAAGAACAGGTGCAGAACGTATGAGATTAGATAGTGCATCATTAGCTGCATTATCAAGGCTCATTGAAATCTCACCAGCAGCATACCTTACCGCAGTATCAGTGATGTTATCGTTTTCATCAAACATCTGGTTATAGATGTTTTTAGCTAAATCATCTGATTGTTTGCGGCTTTGAAGAGATACCTTACCACCTTGAGTTACCTGATCCCATGCCCTACCACGTGCTTCCCAGTTAGCCATAACAGCTTGAGTGAATCCATCAAATGCTTGCATTCCACGTTGACCAAAACGCAGCCAAGGGTGATTTGCAAGATCATTCATCTCATCAACCATAGCCACCATTACTTGAGGACCGTATTCACCTTTAGAAGCTTTAGCATTAGCAAAGGATCTAAGCAATTCAAGTTGCTTCTCTTCAGCAACACCCATATCCTCACGTAGTGCCATAACATATGGTTCACTAGAAGAGCGCCGAAAGACTTGGTTCATATAACTCAAGCCTTTATTAAGGGTATCCCATGCAGCAGAATATTGGTACCAACCTTTACGGAAGGTAGCCATGTCACCATTAATCAATGCACCAGCAGCTTGAGTAATAGGACGTTCAGCAAGTAGTGCAATGTTAGATACACCAGCTTTAATTGGTGTACCAATAGCAGACAGAGTTGAGTTGTATAGGTTAGACCAGAATCCACGCATTACTGTAGAAGGAATGCTAGGATCACCATCAAAAACTGCTTTACTGAATACACCAAGAGAGTTACGGACATAATTATTAAGCTTACCAATTGTATCTACTTTACCATCAGTAAACTCATACGCCATCATTAGTGGAGCCAGTAAATCAGGGCGTTGCTCCTTTACCTCACGAAGAGTATTGATAGTTTGTTTGGCTTCTGCTTTAATCTTTTCAATAGCCCGTAGCGTATCGTTTTTTTCACCTTTTAGTGTATTCTGAATACGAGTAGCATAAGCAGCATTAGCAGCATCACTACCTTTAGCAGTAAGGCGATTCCAAAGATTAAGCATATTCAAAGCACGACCACGTGAATACGAAGTCATACCTTTTTGTGCCATTAAGAATTCAAGACGATCAAGAATCTGCTCTTGTGCTCGATCAACAGCAGCAGTACCATCCATAAGGCGAGCGCCTAAAGCCATATCAGACACTTGTCCAGCAAAAGATGTCCCTACATAAGCTTGCGCCTTCATGATGTCCATGTCAGCATAATCCTTAAGTAGCATATTAATTGTCTTAAAGACACCCGCATATGCTTCACTTTTAAGGACAGGAGCACCTGTATCTACATCTACACCTTGCCACCTTTTAAGAGCCTCTTTTAGTTGAGGTGTATCCATTTTGTAGAAATCGAGAGCCAATTCTTCACCAGCATTAACGATTTCTTTATGGGAAATATAGCGACCAGAAGCTGTCTTGTAACCATATTCACCAGCATCTTGTAGTTGAGAAGCGAGACCTTTAATAATAGTCTCCATCCCCTCAGGCACTTCAAGACCAAACTTAAGTGCAGCTTCAGATACGACGCTACCTACTCGACCATATACACTATCATAATTATTGTTAATGCGTACTACATCAACTGCAGCACCAACAATACCGAGAGGATCTACTGATCTAATACCTGATTCCTCATAACCATAAAGATCATGAACACCAAGCATAGGTTGATCTAGGTTAGCATTTTTAGAGAAGTTGTACTCACCCAGTTCGTCTAAAGCATCCGAACGACGTGCGGCAGATTCAGCAATAACTTCCTCAATGTCGTCAATGTCTTTACCTAAATTACGAGCAAACCAATTTTTAGCTTTTTCTGATTCAGGAACCCACTGAGTAGAACGAAGTACACCACGAATGCCTTTAACTACTTTAGCTGTACCTTCCAGAACATCACCAAAGACTCCAGTACCAACAGTTTCTACAATTGTTTTTTTAAGTTTAAGGTCTGGAGCGTCGCTATCTAATGTAGCAATATCATTTGAAATCCAACCTGTTTGATTGGGAAAGATTTTCTTAAGTGTACCTGTTACGTTGTGATCAGTCCGGCTTTGTGCAGAAACTCCAGCAACCCCAACATCAACTCCAAGAGCAAAAACCTTTGGTCCTAACCAGCGAATAAATGGATCTTGAAGAAATTTAAGTTTACTAGCACTAGCAGCACCAGCAAAAGCGCCAGCACCTAATTTACTAAGTATAATTGTTGGAGCTATGACACTACTAATTTCCCTAAAACCTTGAGTAATGTCACTTTGAAACTTAGGAAGTTTCTGTACTTTACCGTCAGGTCGGAATGGATTTGTAACTCCAGGAACTTCTTTACTAGGCAATACGTTAAGAAACTCTACTGCAAAATCAGCAATACCAGCAGGTACGACCATTGCACCTTCAAGTGTTTGCCTAGCAAGACCGCCAATATCAATACCACCTTGTTGTGGTTGTTGTGCTTCACCCGTAGGTTGAGCTTGTTGTTGTGGAGATCCTTGTGTAGTTGGTTGAGGAACAGTTGGTTGATTTTGAAGTGTATCAAGTTCAGCAGCTAACTGCTTTGCTTGTTCTTTTAGACGCAACTCCTCATTAGGATCCAACTCTGGCGTACCAGTAACGATCTCATCAGGATAAAATTCCATTTAATTCAATTTAATGGTTAGTTAATTACCACGATATTCAAAATGTCCACCATGACTGCCAGGATAATCAACAAGGTACCAACCAAATTTAGGTCCGTTTTGAATCATCCATTTTTTAGACGTACCATGTATATCAATGGCTTCTCCATGCAGGTGCAATGAAGTTGGAGAACCTTTAGCTTGAATGTTCTTCTCTTTAGTACGTTGAGAACTAGCGATGTCAGAACCTTTTACAGCACCTCCAGAAGCTTGTACCATTTGAGCGAATGCTGTAGCAGCATCTCTACTCATAATAACTGGCCTACCTTGTTCATCCTGCATGGACACAGGTTGCCACCCGTAGCCAGTATCATAACTACTAGTACGTTGAATAAAACCAGGTCGAAGTGTTGCACGACTCTGCAGTGATTGCAGGTGACCGTATTTGTAAGCCTGACTCATCACAGAATTAAAGTATCCAGGATTTGACGATGGAGATAGGATACCTGTAGGACCATCATGATACATCTGGATAGCCCTATTCATGCTTTTTTGAGGATTATTGGGGTGATTAAGCATCTTTATTAGATACCTAGCAGCACCGTCAATTGCTTGAGGGATGTTCAAAGGATCAACACCCATTTCAGCAGCAGTTTCAGGTTTAAGTTGAGCAATACCAAGCGCTCCAGAAGGGCTAGGTTGTTCTCCAGTCAATACAGTGTCTTTAAATCCAATACTTTCATGATGAAGCATTCCAGCCAACAAACCAGGTGAAAGTTTATACTTAGTAGCAGTTTCTAGAATTAGTTGACCAATGTTATATCCAAATTTATTGGGAACTAAATCAATATTATAGGTACCAGTAGAACCCATGGTTCTTACTGAAATCTGTTCAGTTTGATACGCCTCAAGTTTACGCAAAAGAGCTGGGTCCGCTTGCTGCCTAAATTGAGTAAAGAATTGAGGAACAGGAAGTTTACCTAGACCATTACTTTGCATTAAGGTATCTAGCACTGCTATAGGATTCATCCGAAGTTGATTTGCAATTCCTTTAATCCTACCATCAGGAGCAAAGTTAGGTTTCATCGCATCTTGCTTATACGCCTCTAGTTCAGGTACTGAAAAAATAGCTCCAGGAGTAGTCAGCGCTTTAGCACCAAGCGTGCCGATAGTGCGTTGAATTTGAGCACCTCTAGCAGCTGCATTTTTATCAACGTCAGCAGGGCGATTAAACTGAGAATAGCCACCAAGACCGCTACCACGAGTAACAAAGAATTTAGGATCTTTTGCGTTAGCGTAAAATCTATCACGAACAATGCTATAAGCATTATCGGAGTTCCTTGGATCACCAGGACTAATCAACTCTAGTTTGTTAAATTCAGCCAAGAATTGACGCATTAGGTGAGAACCCATTAGGCGTACAGAAGGGTCATATTGACCTTGAACTTTAGCCTGAACTGGACGTGGAGATTTAGCAAGATCCATGAGGGTTTCTTTCATCCCATCAAAACGAGGGTCTTCTTGCTGTGCCTTGCTACGTGAAATAGCACGTGCTCTAACATCAGAAGGTACTACACTATTAGGTAGTCCCATTTCAGTAATCATCTCTAATGTTAAAACACCAGCATCATCAAGAGATTGGACTTGCTTTATTTTAGCTGCAATAAACTTACCGTCAACAGTATTGTTTAGTTTAAAAGTTTCCAATTCAGATGGAATAGGTTTACCTGGAAATTGTACTTTCCATGCCTCAATAGCTCCATTAACATCTGCCATTACAACATCAGGGTTTTTCTGAAGTTCTTCAATAGCAAAGTCCGTCCACTCTTGCTGTCTAATCAGATCATCGTTTTCATTAATCTGGTGTTTTCTTTGATCCCGTACACGAGCATCTAAAAATGCTTGTTTGGTAGCAATGTACCAAGCTGTTTTCTCAAAACGCTCTTTAAATGTAACCTCTCTACCATCCCAGTCAACTTTAAGTGAATCTAAAGTCTCAAGTTGCTGCTGAGCCCATCTCCAATTATCAGTCAGAGCTTCAGTTTGTAGATAGGTAGACAAATCTACCCAGGCTTTAGATCTAGCAAAACCAGCAGGTTGCTGCTGAATCATTGCAAGTACAGAAGCCGCACCACCAGTACTAAAGGCTTGTGAATAAGTATTATTGATAGCGTCTTGAGCATTGCTAGCAATAATCTTCCTTTTTAATGTTGACCCTTCTTTAGCCCACTCAGCATGTACAGCTCTAATAGTAGGATGTACAAATTGAGCAGCCGCTGATGGATCTACATTTTGCCTAATAAGATTTTCACGGATGAACTCACTGAGAATCCTAGACTTGATAGCTTCCTCACTTTCTCCATCTAAAGAATCACGAGCCTCTTGAAGAGAAAGTTCTTTATCTTTAATTTTAAATTTAGTGTTGATGTTATTATCAAAGTGGGTCTGATATGACCCAGCCATGTTGCCTAGTACTGCAGTTGATGTAGACCAATACTTAGCATTACTATGCTTAGCAAGGAATACAAGATCTTGAATTGGTACATTGAGATCATTGGATAGTTCTACAATCCTAGAATTCTCAGCAAGGCTTTGACTGTTAGCATTTACACCAAGTTTATGTAGCTCCATTAATTGCTTATTGGAGACACCAGTGTTGAAGATAGCTTGATGTACAGCTAGTTTCTTACCTTCCTCAATGTTTTGATTAATTTTAACTACTGTATCAAACGCTGTAGTCGAGAACTTAGCTAGAGAAGTGAGAGTATCAATTTCACCTTTATTTTCATTTACAGCATTCTCAATAGTAGTTCTGTAGTTATTCTGGATTTGTTTTTGGACGCGATCACGATTATCTTGATCTGCCTGAAAGATTTTATCACGGTTTCGTGCTTCCACTTCATTAACGTACCGCATAGCACTAGCCATACGATCACGTTGTTGAAGGTCAAATTGGGCAGCACGTTCCATATCCTGTAATTGTTGCCGACCACGTTCACGGGTCTTACTAGCAACATCAGGTGCCTCAATAGGGGAAAACCCCCGAGGCTGTGCATAACCTCTAAATTGTGCCATAAATCATCTCTTAGCTGCTACGTTGTACTCCACCGAAGATTGCTTGGCCAGCAGCATTACCACCAGCTTGAAGTTGTGTTATGTAGTTATTATTAGTAGTAGGTCTAGGTGCGTAAGCATTAACAGCCGCTTGTGCAATACCAGGAATAGCTGTACTAAGTCCTGCCAAGATTGGGCTAGCCAAGTTAGGTACTGATGCCACAGGTTTAGGCAGAGGACGAGGTTTAAATGGATCTTGTAATGTGGGGCGCGGCAGTGGTTCAGGTGCAGGAGGAGTAGGAGGTATGCTAGGAGGCAAGCCGATACTAGTAATAGCATTCATATCCGCTTGGAACTTATTCATAAATGCATTAGCCTTAAGTGCTATTGCCTGTGTAGATGCACTTACACGAGAAGCTGCAATTTGAGCCCTATCTAAATAGAACTTATCGTTAATCTGTTCTAAATTAGCAGTAATTTGAGAAGAAGTTAAACCAAAGTTTTGATCGGCATTAAAGACTTGTTGAATAATAGCTGACATATCTAAAGCAGCTTCAGCAATAGATGCTGTAGCAGCCTTCTCAGCAGTAACACCCATGCCACCACGAGCTTGTGCTTCACCTTTAGATTTAAGCGCACTAACATAAGTCTTTTGCTGTTCAATTTGAGCCATTGCACGAGTCTGTTGTCTGGCAGCATCAGCCTCTTGAAATTTCAAAGCTTCTCCAAGCTGATTATACCTAAAGTCCAACATTGTAGACTTCTCCTCAAAGTCCATAGCAATGTTCTGCTCTTGCAACCATCTATCAGCATCTTGCAAGGCAAAGTTATAGGCAATACCGTTAAAGCCTAGTTGTTGGCCAGCAGTTAACTTACGCTGCTCAAAGTCACGATTGCGTTGTTCAATATCAAATGCACGAATCTGCATCTGATAATTCCAAGACTTACGGGCAGTCTCATCATTATATGCTAACTCTTGCTCAATATTGTCCCGCTGAATCTTAACGCTGTTTGTGTCGTACCTAAACTTACGACGCATTTCACGGTTCTGATACTTCCAATTCTGCATATTTGCTTTATTGATAGCATCAGCTTGTTTTTGAGCTGCAGCGTTTTGTTGGCTCTGACCAAATCCGCTAAATAAACCATTTAGAAGAGATGCTCCACCTTGAATGGCAAACATCTCCAACCCAGTTAATGCCATACCTACGCCCTCCTATAATAACGAGGTGAGTAATTGCCTTCCCATGTCATACTATTGAGAGTAACTGGGAACGGTGAAGTACTATTAATTTTAAGTTGGAAACTTGTGTTTCGTTGATGAATAGGCACAGTTACTACAGTATTTTGAACAAGTGGTGCATTAGTTTCAATGTAACGATCTGCTTCTTGTACTGATTGTGTAGACAACCACTCACCTGATCCATACTTTTTCAAATAGAAATTAACAAGACCACTAAGACCCATGTTAAATTTCATCCTAGCAATTGTAAGATTAGCTGACCAATCCTTAGGTTGATTACCAGGAGTATAGAAGTAAGTAGGTAGTGTTACCTCATACGTGTACTCATAACCAATAGCTAGTTTGTTCTCTTGACCTTCCCAATCACCAGGAATAGTCCAGTCAGTAGGATCAATGTCCATAACAAAACCAGCATCAGGATCATCCAATTCTGGGGAAATGAATAGTTTAGTTAATTCATTAATACCAGATGGAGCTGATGTAGTAACAGCAGGAATCGTTACAGCTACAGGTCTTTTACCTGAGATATGCGTGTAAAGAGTAGGTAAAGTGGAGCGTTTAGTGTTAGCATCATAAGTAATGGTGCCAGCATTAGAAGCAGGGTACAGGAAATCAAGACGAACAGTAGGCATCGTAATGTTACCAAACGTCGGGAATTGACTACTAACTGGGTAAGGTGTTTGCACCATGCTTACCATACTAAGCTGATAGTCACTTCCATTCTTAGTTACAAAGAATAGGACGTTCTGAATGATTTCCATATATTGAATTGATCCAGGTAGATCCCACTTGAACCAAGCCTGCATCAACTGTTGCTCACCATTGCTATAAAACTTATACAAGTAGATACATTTAGATGTATCACTATATGCGGCAAGCAGTGAATTCTGTGGATCAGTAGTCAGCTTAACAATATCAACAGGTAGATATTCAGCAATTACTTGACTAATATCTACAGTTGTTGGTGTCTCACTACCACCTCTAGGTTGCATTCCAAAGATCTTAGAATACAGAGGAGTACGTGAAATAAAGCTGACATAGTTACCCATGTCCCTTGCAGATACATCAGGAGCACTTTCATACTGACCGATAGTACGGATAATAGAGTCAAATGGAGTCAGGTTACCACTTTCAGAATAAAGTAGGAACTGTTCAAACTGACTAAATAGTACAAGACCTTGAGGACGTGATACAGCAGAGTGCAGTGTACCAACCCTAAAGCTAGACACATCTACATCTACAGGATCAGCAGCTGTAATAGTCTGAGCACTGGTGTAGAAGAAGTTAGGAAAGTCTTTAGCCACACTCATAACAACTGAGTCTGGAGATAGGAAAACTAAACGGTTACTATTCAGTACACCGTATTTAATTGACTTTCCAACAAAAGATGGGAGAGGATTACCATAGTCATTACCACTAGCTCTTGGCGCCCAAGTTTCCTGAGAAATGGTAAAAGTATTAAGGCTATTATTGAATAGCTTATACGGCATAGTAGTGGCATCAAAGCCAGCACTAGCTAGTTTATTAGTACCACCCTCATCATCCCATCCAAGAGACTCTTGCCAGTAGCCAGTACCAGATTCAGTAGTAGAACCACTAACACCTTTAAATTGAACATAATAAGAATTACGTTCATCAATAGAGTTAATGATCTTTACACGACGACCATTTACAGTGGTAGAGGATAACCGACCTGCACTAGTAACTTCATCTTGATAAGATGTAAGGGCAAGACCACTATCTCCAGCTTTTACTTCAAGAGTAAATGGTACGTTATCTGCACGAGTAATCTCCAAAGAGCTACCATATTTTTCAACAGTAAATCCAGTTGTGGCAGTAGTAATTGCAGTTGATAATGTAGTCAATACATGATCAAGTGTATCGTTAGATGCGATAGCATGGGTACAGGCAGTACCATTAAGGTAGATTGTATAATCACCTTGCTCGATAAAGGATACGATAACTGTACCACGCACACCTAATTTATACTCAGACTTAGCTTGCATAGCCACAGTCTTTGTCTTATTAATTAAGTATGTTGTATCCAGAAAAGATACATTGTGAAAGCTATTAACTGCATTTGCAGACGATAGATAACTAATTACATCTGCATTACTTTTACCATTAATTGTAGCCTCAGTCCAAACATACTGACTTCCACTTAAAGTTGGAATAATGTTCCAGATTCTAATATCACCAGAATTAGTGATAACTCCGATGTAGCTTTCAGTGTCAGATCTATTGATATTAAACCAATAGCCATTCTCTAACCCAGCAGCATTAGTAAGTGTAGTGAGAAATTGACTACCATTCCTTTTGACAAGACCAAAGGTAGGGTCTGGGTATCCATTTAGAATCTCAGATACTTGACCAGGTGATTTTTTATTATCTTCTTGAGTGCTGATACCACCAAGAAATGTAGAGATTTGTTGTGTGATTGCTGCCATTACCACCTCTGAAGAGCTTTAAAGGGTTGGAACGATTGATAAGCAGAGCCTTCCCTAGGTGTACCGAAGAACGAATAATCACCTTGATTACATTCATACTCCAAAGCCATAGCTCTACAGTACGATTCTTTTTGTTGTAGGATTTGATATTGATTACCATCACCTACAATACGACTAGAGACAATAGTTGCAGCACGTGCAGTAATGTAGTCTTGAATAGGAGCAGGTAGATCAGTCCAAGGACGCCACCAAGTAATATCACAGTAAAGAGGTTCAGTCCATTGATCTGTATGATTACGTCGATCATAAAGACGATTTTCTTTCTTAACTATATCAATATATGCATAAGCAGTATATTGTGGGTTATTTGATAAATCTACTTGAAGAGCATTAGCTGGGTAGTAAATAAAATTAGTAACACTTTCAGGTGGTAGGGGGAAATCATACTCCTTATTAAATGTCCATCCTTCTGCCTGCACTTCCCTAGATACTTCTTGAAGAGTATCATAAGCAATCGCAACGTCCGGGTTGGTTACGATGGTTTCCTGGGTACCATCATCTACTCGTTCAATGGTTTCAGTTTCCAGGGTGGTTACAGGCGCTTGGCCAACTGACGCCAAAATTTGATTGATAGCTTGTAGCTCAGTCTTAGAGCCAGTTGAAGGATATGCCATAACAATAGTGTTATTTAAACAAATAAAAAAAAGGGAGACCGAAGCCTCCCCAAAGAATCAGACGTTAGCGATGTTGCACTCAACGCCAGGATATGCAGTACGCAGACCCTTGGTGGTCGAAGCCACAGCAGAGTCAGCAACAGCAGAGCCGTAACCCTTGCGGGTTTTGGCTACAGAGATACGCACAGCGTCAGTCGTGCAGACGCCGTTATCTCCCTTAGCAACAGAAGCAGCCATTTTAATTTACCTCAATTAGGGACCAACGTAGGGGAGCTTACCATCTACGTCATCAGTTTTTACCTTATCGAGACGGATGCCTTGACCAGAAGCTACAGTCCGTCCATACTCAACAGGAGTAGGAGGGTTCTGAGTCTGGGAATTAACGACAGTCCCGATGGCATTACCTTCGACAAGAATTACAGAAGTGCCAGGAACAATAGACATAGGTCTATCTCCTTATCAAGCACGAGCCGACTGCAGCTCAATAGCAGCAGCAGGATTCAGGATGCCGCAACCCATAGCCAGACGACCCACGATGATATCGCCTTGGTACATGGTGCGAACGTCAGAACCAGTGGTCTGCACTTGAGGACCAATAGCCTCAACCACACCAGCAGCATCCTTCTGGTAGATCAGACCACAGTGGGTGCTGAAGTCACCAGCGTAGACATTGTTACCAGCGGCATCCTTATTGTTCTCACCAGAGACACCAGCCACGTTACCAGCCAGGAAGGGCAGGTTGTTGGAACGCTTGATGCTGATACCAGCGATCTCATAGAGACCTTCACCGGAGTTCAGGTTACCTTGACCAGAACCATAATCACGGTTCAGGATGTTGGTATCCACTTGGCTGATCAGGGCGTAGTACTGACGCGGGGACAGTACAGCATGACGACCTTGCTTAGGCAGGTTCTTCTCATCCATGATGGAAGCAGCTTCAAAGAAGGCATCTACCAGAGCTTGTGCATCAAACTCCTTTTGCACACCCAGTTGGATGATGCTACCGCCGGGCTCAGGACCAGGAGCAGCAGTGATGGGGTGAGCTTCACGAGCAGCCTTAGCGATCACACGGAAGATCTTCTTATCATAGGCTTCAGCCAAAGCGTGGCCGATCTTAGCCGAGATCTCAGAACGCAGCGAGTAGTGCGCGAGGGTCTCGTCCAAATCATAGACAAAAGCGGAACTCACGAGAAGGTCATCCATCACGATGGTCTTCTCAGCCACCGGAGGGTTATTGCTACCCAGGATCGGGGTGCCAGGCTCGTGATACGCCGCCGTCATACGGCCAGTGAAAATGAACTGAGCAGACTTACCACCACGCAGTGAACGGCTCATCACAGTTCCTTTAGCGATACAGGCGCTTTCATACGCCTTCATCATCTCGCCAGTAAACAGTTTCAGATAGGTTGCATACTTGGTATCATAAGCAGTACCAAGAGCAAGGGGGGTAGAACTCGTATTATTAATCGAGCCTACCGAAGTAACAAGAGTGTTAGCCACGATAGTAAAGAGAGTGTTGTGTGTACAGTCTCTCTAAGCGCTTAGAGAATCACATGATTATACATGTGTTCATCGAAAATTATAGTTGGTGTCTGTCTCTCCAGACCGTCATGGCATGAGGTGCCTGCCGTAGCAGATTCATACCAATAGGAGCCAGGTCCGACTCTGAGGTGCCTGACTCCGTTTAATTATTTAGTTTTCGGTGTGTAAGCAACGCCGCGATACTTCAACTTCTGCTCTTTTTGTTGAGCTTGCTGTTCCCGTACACGGGCATCCAATTCGACTTGAGTCATTGTTAAGGACCGAAGTACCTACCCCCCGTTCCATG